ATAAAGGTTGCTCTATAGCATACACCTTCTTCTGCATTTATAATACCTAATTTACAAGATAAATCTAATCCACAATCTGCCGCTAAAGAATGTTGTATATTTCCAATGAGTTCGTTATCTTTTTTCCAAGCTAACTTACAAAATTCATTATCTCCACTTATACCAATTACATTCGCCTCACTTACTAACATATCCATTCCCGCGATTTCTGTTGGGCATATGAAAGTAAAATCTTTAGGATAAAAGTAGATTACTGTATAATCGTGCTTTAACGGGTCATAGTGTTCAGTAACTGAAACTTCTACAAACTCGTTATCTTTATTGACACCCTGCAATTTAAATGCAGGAAACTTTTCTCCTACTCCTAACATTAGATGTCAAACTCCTCATTAATACTTTCATCCGCATCAGAATTAGCAGAACCACTTCTGATTCTGTCCAATAGTTCTTTTTGTGCGTCTGCAGTAGGTCTTGGTAGGACTTCATCCATTGACTTAAGTTCAGAGATAAGTTCTTTCTCCTCATCTGTTAGTGGTCTTGGTTTACATTTTAGAGGCTGTAATTGATACTCCACATTGTAAGCCATTGGGCCAGTCTTAAGTCTTTTGAAATAAACATCCCAACCTGTTTCAGGGTCTGCTGGGTCGCCTAAGTCTTCGGCTGCTAGTATGATTTGCTCTAAAAGTTTCTTTTTGAGATTAAGAACTTTTACTTTGCCACCATGTATACATTGTATAGCATATGACCATGTGCATTTCATATCTGGGTAATATTCTCTTACCCAATCTTTTTCGATATTAGTAAACGCTTCTTTCTCTCTATCAAAAGATAGGCACTCGAAAGGAACATTTTTATCATTTTCTCCTTTTAGCCAGTAAACATACCTTGCGCATACATCACCAACTAAACGTACTGTGTTATCTCCTTCTACATATGTGTAGGATTCGATTTTTCCTTTTTGGGCTTCGCCCTTTAATTTATTAAATGTTAATGCCATTGCATTTCTCCTTTAGTGACTTCTTCAAATTTAAAATGTATTCTATCATCTTCAACCCAAAGTAGTCTATTTTTTATTAATATCTCCTCCTTACCAGTATAGTGCAGGAGGTCCAGTGTGGTATCTCTTTTACTTCGATAGTCAAAATAATTGCGCAGAGAAGCGATACCTGCATACTGTGCAATCTCTACATCTGAATATCTGTTTCGTTGTATTAATAGGGGTTCAGGATTTAGTAAAAAACTATCACCGTGAAAGCTTTTTGTCCAAAACTTGAATCTTCTATCATTTCTATTAATTGGAGGTTCCTTTCGATAAGTCAAGATGTAAAGAATGGTAACTATGTCACCAACTTTTCCATTAGTTTCTTTTCTTACCTTTTTCCAATTATAGAATATCATTATATCAAAAATTTAACCTTATGTCAAGAAGTATTTTTCGATGCTTATATCGTTTCAACTTCATAACCTTGTTTCATGTAGTATCCCATTCTCGCATTAGCCTGACGTCTAGCTGTATTACCGACTAAGTGAATATCAACTATAATCGGTTGAGGTTTATCCTCATGTATTCTTATTATACGACCAACAAGCTGTGTGAGTAAGGGCTCATTATTTACTGGTGTTGCAAGTATAAGACAACTTAAACAATCTACACTTATTCCTTCTGAAAATATACTTTGTGTTCCAAAAAGAATATCTTTATCTCCAAAAATACCTTTTATCATTGTAGGTCTTTCTTCGTGTGGAATTTCTCCAGTCACACAAATAGAGTTATCTCCTACTAACTTATGACATTGTTTTAAAAAATCAACTCTATCAGATACAACTAGAACTTTATGTCCTTTTGCCGCATAGTTAGCAGCAAGTAATGCTATCATATTTTGGTACTCCCAGTTGTATGCAATAGCATTTATTCTACTTGCCCAAGGTGTCTTTGCTCCATCAGGAAAGCGTATTCCAGATTGTATTGTATTTACTTTTGGTACTAGATAATTCTCTTTTGGTGGTTTATATACGTTAGTGTTAAAGTAGTCACGAAAGATAACATGACGTCCGTCTTTTCTCTCCATCGTTCCCGTTAAACCTATCTTATACCTTGCATTACTAGCGTCTACAATGCGAGTGAACGTAGGGCTACTCACATGGTGCATCTCATCAAGTATAATTGTTCCAAAAACATCTTTTATTGAGTTTATTCTACGATAAAGAGTTTGTACATTTCCTATCACAAAAGAGTGGTCAATATCAAACTGGCCACTGCCTATGATTCCAGGTATAACTCCAAAGACTTTTTTCACTTCTTTTTCCCACTGCGATCTCAACGCTAAAGTGTGCGTTACAATAAGAGTTTTTTGTTTTAATTTATTTGCGATAGCTAAAGCCGTAAATGTCTTTCCCCAACTGACCCAAGCGTTAATTATACAACTGTCATTGACATCGTCATAAACCGACTGTTGCGAAGGTCGTAAAGTAAACTTAAAGTCAAAAGGTTCAATTGGTGAGTCAACACGCTTGTCGACTATTTCGTAATCTTCTGGGATTAAATCCGTTCTTCCGATAGGTAAAGTCACTAACCCTTTACGAACAATACCCATATTCTTTATAACAAAAGGTGGGTCTAATGGATTTCTTGGGGGTATGGTATAAGTAAGTTCTTCATCGAGTTTAGATTGTAACTCATTACTTACTTCCATAAATATTCTGTTTTTAAGAACTGCTTTCATTTATGACTTATGTAAAATCTGGGCCGCTATACCACTGAACTAACGAGTATCTTCTACCTCTTTTTACAGGTGTTACTCTATGAAAAAGTGCAGAAGGAAAAACAATTATTGTACCTTGCAATCTCATTTGATTTACTGGTTTTAATACTTGTGTTCCCCAGTAATCTTTGAACTCTAGATTGCCACCTTCGTAATCTTTTGGATTAGAAAGATTTACAGACACCGATAACTTTCTGTGAGGTACTCCAGGATTGATATTTATATCTCTGTGCCAATCGTAGAAATGTTTTGTTTTATATTCTCC